GTGTCAAAGCAAAACACCTTACCCGAGGATGGGCAAGTTAACAGGTAAAAACCATTCTGCTCAGAATAGACGGACCTCAACTGCGTGTCTGACTCACTTGCGATTGTGGCCAGAAAATCGTTTCTGATGTTCTTCGACAAGTCGCCCAGCGGCGCAGACTTTTCTTGCACTGTTCGCAAAACCGAACGCAAGCCGCTGCCGCTTAGAAAAACGACATCTTTACCTGTGTTTTGAATCGTGTCCCGCGCTATACAGCCGACACTTGATATCGTATCGGCAAGCGACATGGTTGCTGGCGTCGTGGCGTTTGCGTAGACCAAGATTTGCCGTCTGCCGAAGATGAACAAAAATCCATTGTGCGCCGCCAAGCCTGTGATCTCATCCGCGCCATTAGACCAGACGCGGGAGACGTCGAGCGAACCTGCGGTGCCGGTAGACCAGACATGGCCGGACAACAAATCACTGAACGACACGGTTGTGTTGTTGGTGGTTGTGTTGGCTGCCCAGATACGGCCATACGCAGAGATCGCCACGTTTGCGTTTGGTACAGTTCCGACGTAGCCTGTCTTTTCGGAAACGCGGCGGAAAGTCGTGGTGGACACCGCAGGGTCGTAAATGATCGGGTCGTTATCTATCTGGAAAAAATACACGACGCCGTTAAGGCTTGCAGCTTGCCAGTTGCCTGCGTTGAACACTGGCGCAGTTCCGCCGCCGCCGTAGGTCAATTCAACAACAGTGCCCAGCCCAGCAACGCCGGATGTGTATTCGGCAAGAGGCACTGCGTTAGAGCCGTATTCGGCGATGTTGTATTCGGCCACAGCGCCTGCTGTCGCCAAACCCAGTTTGAAAAGTTTGCCGTTGCCAAAAAACAATACGGTAAGCGTGCCGTTTGTCTCAATCAACTCATGGATAACTGTGACTTGATTCGAGCCTAGCGCGCCGCTGGTTGTGTTGACGTTTTGGTAGCCTTGCCGAGCGCCAACGCGGCCAAACTTGTCGATTACGCAATTTAATGCGACGCCAGCAAACCCGTTCGATATTTCTAGCGACGGGTCTTGCGTGTTCAGCCCCAGAAAACCTGGCGCTGATACGCTGTTGACAGTAAGCTGCTTGCTCATATCGCAACAAATTCCTGATTTTCTGGATAGCGTGTGCTTTCCAACGCGATGTAGTCGGCCAACATTGTCCGATACAGTTGGTAGGCTTCCGACGAACTCAACCCCCCGTCTTCGCCGCGCTCGACTAAAGCCCTAGCGTAGGCATTTTGCACCACCAACACGTCGGGGACCAACACTGCGGTTGAATCTGATGCCAGTGTGGCTTGGGGTACTGTCAGTGAAAACAACAGGTTGTAGACGTTATCTGGCCGGGCGTGCAGCACCACTTTGGTGTCGCCGTTGCCGTCCACACCATCAAAAGCATAATATTCGGGGATGCCGGTGACGGTCGGCACAAAGTTCTGAAAACGGTTCATCTGCACAAAACTGATGTTTTGCAGTCCAACATTCGCTGTCGTGTTGATGGCGTCCATTACCTGAAATTTCTGACCAGCACCAGTCAGCGAATAGATATATGTTCCAGAAGTTGTGACCACAGTCACATTTTGGCCCAAAACATTCCAGCCGTAGGCGTCTTCAATCTGGCGTTTAGCGTCGTTGACGAATCGGCCAATTAAAGTCGAGTACGAATTGAGGGCGACAGTGCTCACCGTTGGCTCGCGCAAACGGATCAGCACATCATTTACAAGTTCTAAAAAAGTCATAATCTGGTCAGCCCTTCGAGTTCGATTGTTGCGATCACTGTAAATGTAGACCCTGACTCACTTGTGGCCTTCAGAATATCGCCCTCTTCTAGCACCATGTATGACTCGCCAAAATCGAAATTTGTCGTCAATGACGTGACCTGCTGCTGGTAGCTGATGGAGTAGGTAGTCGATGCGGATGTGTCTGTCCAGTCAAGCGAAATGAACTTGTTGCTGCCTGTTTTGTTGACAGCGCGGATCAGTACAATTTTCGCGTAGTAACCTATCGGGCAAGTAAACACCGATGTCAGCGTGTTTGCCGTAAGGTTGGCTGCGACAGACAGTGCTCTCATTTCTTATTCCTCGCTGAGATCGCCTTGGCTTTTGCTTTGGCGTCCTCTTTGGATGACGCGCCCCAAGCCTTCAAAGACAAGAGCAGCCGGGTGGGCTTGCCGTCTTTCATCTCAGGTCCAGGCATATTGCCCATGCGTGCTAAGAAGGAGGCCCTACGAGGGTTGTCGCCCGACTTCACGGGGGCTTTAAGATCACCCCCGGTTGACGCATTATAAGACGCCCGGCCCTTGGCGTTCAAGCCCCCAGTCTTGGATTGTCCTTCTTTGCGTTGCCAGGCAGGCGTTTTCATTTTTTCTTCGCCGTCTTAGCCGCAGCCTTGAAGGCCGCAGCGGTTGGAGCACCCTTGGTGCCGGGTTTGCGCATCTTTTCGCCAGAACCCGCTTTGATGCGCTCTTTCTTGGCTGCGATGTTGGCGTAGAGACCGGGCTTCATTTTTTCTTCGCCTTACCAGCTTGCGACAGTGCAATAGCGACTGCCTGTTTCTTAGCTTTGACGATAGGACCACCCTTGCCGGAGTTCAATTCACCAGCCTTGAACTCGCGCATGACCTTGCTGATTTTCTTTTCGGCTTTGGTTTTCATACCAACTCCGTCACAGAAAACGTCGCCGCAACAACCCCCGCATCTTTGATAACCGCGATCTTTTGACCTGGGCTAACCGCGATGATTTCCGTGAAATTATTGGGCATCATGGGTGAGGTGGTAATACTCGCCGTTGGGTTTGCGCCAATTTGAAAGTGGCAATGCCCCGAAGAACATGAGATGCGGATCATTGTGGTATTTGCACCAAACGCGGTTGATTGAACGCTGGAGTTGGTGACGGTAAAAACCTGCGTGGTGCCCAGACTCGGAACGCCTAGCGCAACTTGGTTGGGGTCAAGTTGAAAGGTAGACATCAGTAGCCTTTCTTGGCTTTGTTGGTTGCGGTGCGAGAGCCGCGAACAGGCATGGACTTGACGGGCTTGCCCGTCTTCATCGACATCTCTTTGGCTTCTTTTTTGCCCTTGGGTGTGTAGGCAAACTTCTTTGTTCCGACCATTGGCATGATGTGCTCCTTAAATGGTTACTGCTTTACGAGGCCGACCCATGCGCTTTACGGGCGCAACTGGCGTCATTGGTAATTCTTTGCTGGCCTCTTGGACCGGCACTTGCTCATCTTGTTCATCAACCAAAACGTAACCGGCGTGGCCGCGCATTGTGTCGATGTCATGTTGCAGCGTGAACGTCACCGTATTACCACTTTGCAAACAACGATATGTAGCCATGATTTTCTTTCTGTAGAAAGGGGGCCAAAGGCCCCCGTTTCTATTTAGATTACCGCCCGAGCGATAATAAGTTGCAATGTGCAAGCCGCCAAATTGACGGAAGTGCCAGTTGGGTTGTAGGTCACGATTGTCACCGTGTTGGCAGCGGAAACGTGTGCCCGTTTAACCAAGCCCACCTCGCTGACAGAGTGTGAAAAACCGAGAACCATGTCGCCCAGCGCGACGCCGGGCACTGTTACGGTGTCTGTATCTGTTGCACCACCAGCGACAGCGCCAGCGTCAAGAGAACAGCTTACATCCCAAGTGTCTGTAAACAGACCTCGGAATTGGTCATTCCCGCGACGGGAATTAATTGCGGTTGCAGCAGCCATTTCTATCTCCTTAAAAAGATGCCCCCGGCTTGTGACCGGGGGCTATTCATTAGGCTGGTACAGCCAAAGCGAAGGCAGCGGATGCGTCAGCAGCAGTGCTGGTGGCGTTGGTACGCAGAGCCTTCACGCCGTACAGAGTGTCAGCAGTGAACAGGGTACCGAGGTATTCCTGCTTGTACTGAGTCTGTGAACGGATGCCGATCTGCTCAACCAACACCATCGAATCGCGGTGGCCCATCAAGCAGATACGGTCAGCGCCGCTGTTACCCGCGCCGGTGTCGGCGTTGGAAGTAGCGAACACGGCCATACCGTAGAGCTGACCGATTTCACCGTTGCGGATGGCGTCGCCGTTGCCGACAAATGCCTGCTCAGTGTAACGGGCCAGACCCATCAGGGTGTTGCGGCTCGAAGGAGGGATCAGGAAGAAACGGCCATCCATAGGGACGTCGTTGTCATCCAGGCGCTGGATGGTGCGGCGGATAGCAGCATCAGTCAGTGCGGCAGCGTTAGAGCTGGTGCTGTTGTAGGCGGTAGTGCCGTCAGAACCAACGAAAGCCTTGGTGCTGGTGTTGCTGGTTGCGTAGTCGTTGGTGCCCACGGTAGCGCCGTTGAAAGCGCGGCCCAAGCGAACCAAGTCAGTGTCGATGCGGCGAGCCAAGGCATAGCCAGCGTCTTCTGTGTAGAAGGAACGCAGCGATGTCAGAGCTTGCACTTCGACGATATCTTCGATCAAGCGGCTGTATTCGTAGTGTTGGTTGATCAACACTTGAATGTTGGTTTCGCTGTTGGCGATCAAAGTCACAGCATCCGTTGCGACCTTGGCCGAGGCGTTGCCACGGGCAGGGCTAGGGATGTTAATGGTGTCACCCTTCTTGCCTTTGAAAGACATCTTCTTGACCAGGTTGGCCAAGACGAGGTTTTTCTTGTAAGAGGCAACAATTTCATCACTCCAAATTTCTGGAATAAATGCTGCTGCGGAGGTGGTGGTTACCGAGTTGGTTGGGGAAAATGCGGTGTTTGCCATGTTAAAAGCTCCAGAGTTAAATTACCTTACACGCCCTTCAGAGTACGCCTGCATGATCTCATCACTCAGTGTTTCGTACCTTGCCGGGTCTGTCATCTTGAGACGAATGAGGTCGGCTCGTCGGTAGACTCGTTTTGAACTCTCGCCAGACCCACCAACATCAACTTGCGCGGCTTTCATGCTCTTGGTCCGTGCGGCATTACCTGCCTGCTCAGATTCTTTAGCCTTGATGCCTCGAAGTTGCTTGAAGGTAGACAACAACTCATTGGCCGAATCATAGTCAAACTCACCATCGGCTTTTGCGTAAAGACCCAAACGCACAGGTGAAGATTTCACCCAGTTTTGGAACTCAGAATCGTTGACCACTTGGGAGTAGTCAGGGTGATCCTGCGCCAGCTTTTGCTGAATCTGCATCCGTTTGAAATCTTGGCCCGCTTGGCGTGCCGCGAGAACATCTGGGTGCCTATCAATCGTTGCTTGAACTGCTTTTTGAGGGTTCTCAAAAAAGTCAACTTCAGGTTCGTCCTCCTGAATACGCTGCTGCTTAGAGCTGAGATTCTGCTTGAGCAACTCGTCAGCTAATTTACGGACTTCGCCGACCTCTTGGGCCTGCTTGCCAATCAGCTTTTCAGCTTCTTGGTGCATCCGCACAACTTCTTCAAGACTTTTGGCCCTGTATTTCTCAGGAAGTTCTTGCGCCGGTGTTTTCGCTTCTTCAATTTCGAGTTCGCCTAGCGGCTCAGATTCATTGTCAATCAACATATTGGGTTCCTGCCAAAATGGTTGTAGGATAATCAACTCGGCGCTGTGCGCTTATGAGTTGGCTTTGCGCTCGGCGTTCAGCTTCTCAGTGTGCCTGTGCTCAAACCGTCCGTAAGCAGACGGGAAGTGCCCAGACCAACCTTCAAGGTTGAACTTCGGTGCGCTTACGATGCGGTGGGCGAACCCCCCGCACCCGCACAGCACGCTGGTAGTCTCATAACCAACCAGAGTCTCTGTGCGCTGCCCGCAATCGCAGGCAAATTCATACATTCTTTTCATTCAAATCCTCGTATGCTCGTTCGCTGACCCCTTTCAGGGTTTTCAGCCAAGTCAGGATAGAAATCTCGCCTTTGCGAAATTGTAGACTTTTTTCATCGGCAATGGTAGAGACATTGTTCATTGCCTCCAACATTACTTCTACGTCTTCCATCAGATCAAGCCAGCCTTGCCGAGAAAACAGGTCAAATCGGTCTTCGTAATATTTTTGCAGTTCTGGTGTCATTTATGCGTCCAAAGTAAAAGTTCAGGCGATTATGGAGCCATCAATGACTGCCAAAGCGTGTTTGGTGTGCAAAATGCGGTCATCCAAACCGATTGTGCCGCCGTTGATCTTTCTTGTAAGCGCCAAAGTGTTGCTCGTCTCGGCCAATCCATTTAGCTTCTGGGTGTCCCAAAACCAGCCAGCGGTCATGGCAGCGTATTGAGGTGTTGACACTAGGTCTGGCTCCATGATAAAGTCCACGCCAAGTGCTTGGCCTGCATGAAAATAGTTTGCCGACCCAGTCAGCTGGATGCAACCACGACCGCGAAAACGAAAGCCATCACCAGAAGCCTCGTCCCGATTGCCCATGCGGTTGCCGTAAATACGGTTTGCAATTTTCTTTGGTTGTCGTTCATATGCAGCGGCCTCTTCGGGCGTGAAGCCCCATGTGCGCTTGGGTGTGCGGGGAAACAGTTTGAGCAGCGTTGCCGCCCGGTAATTTAAATTCTCTTCCAGCAATCGGAAGTTGGCGCTCTCATGGCCGCACTGACCGATAAACGCTGCCTGCTGGCGTGGTGTCAGGATATTGAATCGGTCAAAGGTGGCGTTCAGCGCATCCACCCACTCAGGGCCAATGTGCAGCTTGTTGAGTTGGTCAGCGTTGAGCATTGATGATGTTCCTCATATTGTCGTATGCGTCGATGCAGGCGTTCAGTTGGTTAATGGCTTTGTCCCCATCGGCTGCAATCTGTGCAATCAGTTGGAGGGTTTGGCGCTCGGCGTCACTGGGACCAGTATCTGGGTCAGGCGCTCGGTCAGATTGGCTTGGCGCTTGGTTGCTATCTCCGCTGGCAACGGGGGCACTTGGGGCGGCTTGTACGCAACTTGCGGAGGGGAAGCGCACCCGACCAGAAGCAATGAGGCGATTGAGATCAGTTTGCTTTTGAGCGACAACATCGTTGGCCTTTCTTAATTCGGTTTCTTTGTCAGCAACAGCCTTGACCATCTCTTGCTCTTTGGCCCTTGCCTCTTCGTTCTTTTTGGCGATCTGTGCCTGCATTTCAGCATCACGGTCGCCCCAGCCACTGTTGTAGCCGTACTTGTAGATTGCAAAGATGGCCAGCAGCGCCAGCAGCACTGCAATGCCTGTACGCTGTATGGAGGTCATGCCGCCTCTTTCCGAGCCGCTGCAATCTCTGCACGGTCCTCTTCAGGCTCTTGATAGTCTGGTGGCGTTGTCGGTGGTGGGCCGGGAGTCCAGCTCTCGTCCAGTTCTGGGTTCTTCCACACAGGCATAGCGCCAAAAGGCTGGCTTGGAAGGCCATACGCAGACTGTGGAGGCGCATAACTACTATTACCGTACCCACCCCCCATTGGCTGGCACATCGGCTGCTGTGGTGGGTAAGGTGAAAATGCTTTAGCTGCTGTGGACACAGCACGCTTGCCCACAATGCCGCCGATGCCGCCCACAATCAGCAACACGATGTCGTTGAGCATCTTGGTATAAGCCTGGTCAATGGGGGCCATCGACTTGATCGGCTGCGTCACAAAGGTCACTGAATACAGCAGGGCAAAGACAATGCCAGCCAGGATCATGGTGATCATGATGACCACAAAGCCCCATACCCTGACCTCAATGGCCTCGGCACTTAACCGATCTTCAGGGCTTAACTGGTTCGGCTGGTTTTGTTGCATCAATTTGTTTCTCCAAGATAGGGGCCACCAAATACTCAGGACATTGCTGCGTGAACAAACACTTGGGCTTTTGACAGTCTGGTTTGTGGAAGTTGTCAGGGTTTTGGCACGGGTATCGGTATCGGTCTTCACAGCCGACCAATGCCAACAGCGCCAAAACAAACAATGCAATTTTCATATACCTAATTTCTCCAAGAATGCTTCAATGACTCGGTTGGCAATGTCTGGTGGCAAAAATTGCAGCACCTTAAATCCGACCCAGACAAAGGCCAGATAACAGTTGATTTTGAGCCACTTGTCAAAACCATCTTTGACTTCTTTCCACTTGTCCACATTAACCGCACCCGTAGTCAGAGCAATAAAAGATAAACTCAAGAAGAATCCAAAAGATGATGATGGCGATCACAGAAACCAGCGTGATGGCAATGGTCAACTCAATCACCTCTTTGCGCCTCTTGGAGGCATTGAGCGCCCTGGCAGCCTCTCGGCGCTGCTCGGCAATATCTTCTTTGTTCATCTCCGCAACACGCTCTTGGATCGAATTCCAAACGTCCATGTTGTTGGTAGAGAAAAACATCCCTTTGAGTTGTTCTTCAAAATCCCTCTGAGCCTTTAGCGCCAGTTCGATCTCGATGGCCTTGCCCATGTTTGAGCCGCCAGCCTTCTTGGCCGCACTTGCGGCCTTAGTGGCCGTGTGCTTGGCGTCAAAATATTTGCCAATCAGTGGGCCAAGGCTTGAGACATCATCAACAGTTTTTGATGCCTTCTTAATCATGTTGACAGCCGCACTTACTGCGGCCATCGCGCTCACTGGATCGATCATCTCAACACCTCAACAACAACTTTGACCGTCCAAATGACAAGCCCGACAAGGAGTATTGCCGCGACGATAGCCTCGGCAAAATCTCTCATGGTCAGAGCCCAAATACCTTCTTGACCAGCTCAGCCGCAACACCGGGGCCAAGCAGTACAGCAGCGATCACAGCGTAAAGCAGATACTCGATCTTGGCCATGCGCTTGGAGCCTGATTCAAAAGACTTTTGGATGCCCTCATAACGATGGGCGCAAACTTGCTCGTGCGTGGTCAATCTAGCCTCCGTTGCGTCAATCTGTTCGCTCATCTACTGCTCCAAAAAATCAGGCCCAAACTCGCCGAGGCAGTGTAGGGTGTACTTCAAAGCCCTGCAAGGCTTCAGCGTCTTCACCATCCACTAAGCGGATGTTGATGTGCCAGCCAGAGATTGCAACAGGCTCTGCTTCAGGATCGTCTTGACGCTCGTACAGAACACCAAGCGTGTCAATGTTGGCTTAATTGCTGGATAAAGGTTTTGGATGCTCATGTTGTTTCCTTATAGCGAAGTGATTGTTTCCCAAGCAACGCCTGAGTAAACACTGAGCTTTGCAAGTGTGGTGTCAAACACCATCAGGCCAGCAGCAGGAGAGACAATAGCGTTCTTCTGCGTTGTGGTCATGTTGGGCATCCTGACGCCCTTGGTGGTGCTTTGAGCGTCTAGGATGGCTGAGGCGTTGGCGGTTGCACCAATACCTACGTTACCCGCGCTGTCGATACGCATAGCCTCCGCACCGCCTTCGGAGAAAGCAATAGTGTCAGCGGCGGGGAAGAAAATACCCGTGTTGGTGTCGCCTGTTGTGGTGATGGCTGGAGCCGCAGCAGTGCCTGCGGAGAAAGTAGCCACACTACTAGCAGAAATTTTATAAGCCTGAGTGTTACCGTAGACAATCAAGTCTTGCTGTACGTCCAAAGCCGCAACAGAAGTTGGGCCAGTCAGTTGGATGTCAATGCTTGGTACTGTGTACTGGAATACGGTGTCGTTGGTTGTACCAAGCACATACATCTTTGTGCCGTCGGGCTTGATGTAAATGCCTTGAGGCGCTGTGTCTTGACCAGAAACACTAAACACGTTGACAAAAACTGATGTGCTGATGTCCCAAGGCGTTGTAAGGTTGTAGACGTTAACGTCATCACCAGTTGCACCAATGACAAACATTCGTGAGCCATCTCCCGTAAACGTCATTCCGTTTGGAGTTGCTTCTTGGCCAAAAATTGAAAGCGACTGCAAAAATGTTGCTGTTGATACGTTCCAAGCAGTTGATAGCGTGTATTGATAAACAGAATCTGGGTTAGTGCTTCCGACCATGTACATTGACAGGCCGTTTGGTTTAAACCAGAAACCGTTGGGTGCTGTGTCTTGCCCTGCAACAGAAAAGGAAACGCTGTCATAAGACGCTGTTGCAACAGACCAAGGGGTGCTTAGTGTGTACTGATACACGCTATCATTGGCTGAACCAAGCACATACATTTTTGTCCCATCAGCACGGAAAAATACGCCAGTTGCCGCCCCATCTTGGGCGTTGACGTTAAAGCTGGTTGCAAACACCGCAGATGAAACCAACCATGCCGTAGACAGGTTGTACTCGTTTACGTTATCTGTGCCACTTCCAACAACATACATCTTCAACCCGTCAGGGCTAAAGAACAAATCGGTTGGAGTTGTCTCCTGCGCTGCAACAGAAAAAGACACACTGTCGTAGCTTGCCCCAAGCACGTTGACGTTGCTCAGGATGGTGTTGCCAGTAACATTTAACTGGCTAAAATTGCCATTTTGTAATGCTGTAATCTGCGTCTGCAAGCTAGTCAATGTATCTAGAACACTTTGGCTTGTGCCGCCGCCGTTGGTGATGACCTTGATCTTTTCCGCCAGGTCGGGAGCCACGACCTCGCCCACATTGATGCTGCGGCCAGACGACAACCCAATGATCAGGCTGCCGTCAAAGTCAATGTGCGCGTCCACAACCGACACGCCATCTTCACCGTCGCTGCCATCCATGCCGCGAGCACCGTCCATACCGCGTGGGCCTGGCGCGCCATCTTTGCCATTGCGCCCGTCTTTGCCATCGCGTCCGTCTTTACCGTCGATGCCATTGCGGCCATCTTTGATGGTGGAGACGCGCTTTTCAATGACCGTGGTTACACCATCGTACTTCTCACGGATGTCAGCGTCAATTTTCTTGAGCGCTTGAATGACCAACTGCACGTTGCTCGCAACTTTGCGCTTTTGCATCTTTTCTACGCTCAACATGAAGTCATCAACTTCACTCAACACATTGTCCGCCAAATCGTCGATGCTTGAGCTACCAAAAATTTTATCTATTGCCATTTGTCAACTCCGTGTTCAAGGTTTCGAGGAACTCGTTTTCCGCGTCCACAACATTGTTCTTTGCGTTGTTCATCTGCAACTCAACAATCTTGCTCTTGTTCTTGATGTCGGCTTCCTTGAGCATCAATTCCGCGATCTTAACCCGCTTGTCAAACTCATTGCTTTCGTTGCCAGCGGGCAGGTTCTTGGTGGTTGATGCGATCACCTTGGCCTGTACTTCTTGCGGCATCAGTTGCGCCTCGGTCATCAGCTTGGTTGCCTCTGCCCGGTTCTGCTCGGCCTGCGTGGTGTTGACCGCAATCTGCGCCTGCGCTGCTTGCATGGCCAGCTGTTGCTGGGCCTGCTGCATGGCTTGAGCCTGTGGGTCTGGCTGGCTCATCTGGTCGAGCGCTGCCATCAGCTCATAGCGGTTGGACAGTGAACTGTTGTTCATAATGCCCTTCAAGATCAGAGGCAGCACTGGGGTGTTTGGACCCAGTGTCTGCAAGAGACCGATGAACTGCTGCTGCTCGTACTCGCGGGCGATGATGCCTAAAGTGGCAGTCGGAATGAACTTCATGTCCACGCTCGGGTAGCGCTCGGGGTCGAACTGCATGTACCTGAACGCCGCTTTTTGGATGAACGGGATCAGGAAGTCTTCTTGGAAGTTGACCAGCGTGCGCTTGTACTTCTTGATGACCGTGGCCACAGCCATGCTCATGCCCGCGCCGTCGCGGTTGGTTTGGCTGACCATGCCCTGACTGTCCAGCGTGCCAGTGGCTTGCAGCAGCATACGCTCGAACTCTTTGGCCGTGTTCAGGTTGTTCAGACTCGTCT